ATGAAGGGTTTTGTGCTGACATTATCATTACTGATGTTATCGGTAAACGCTATTGCTGCCGGGAAGATAGTGACCGTCAGTAAGTTTGAGTTTGGCAAACAATGGGCATTTAATCGAGAAGAGGTGATGTTAGAGTGCCGCTCAGGCGGGGCTTTATTTGTGATAAACCCAAGTACATTAGCCCAATATCCACTCAATGATGTTGCGAATGAACAGATGAAAGCGGGGCATGTCCTGGCAAAACCGTTAGATATTTTATTATTGGATGACAGTGAGAAGCCGGGCCAAAAGATGAGTTTGGAACCTTTCCTACAGCGCGCCACGACTTTATGCCAAAAGTAAACGCGACAATTTGGGTGGATACAGATATTTGTCTTTATTTAGCAGATAATTACCTTGTTCAGTTTATGAGCTGATTTTTACTACCCCAAATAGTTTGCAACCGTGATTAATTAATTCTGTTGCTAAGTTGGCGAAACACATGTACTCGACTATTCTTAGAGAGTACGGCTGAACAAGCCTACGTTAATGCCAACTTTTAGCGCACGGCTCTCTCCCAAGAGCCATTTCCCTGGACCGAATATAGGAATCGTATTCGGTCTTTTTTTAACTTGTTGATTTTAATGGTGAATTTTGTGGTTTATCGAAATTTATCGAAATTTTATCGAAATCTGATATTCGGTCTTTTATAGCATCACGTATTCTTTCCCCCTCGTATCAAGATACTTGTTCGTCATCTTCTCCGATTTATGCCCCAGCAGTTTCATCGCAAATTCTTTACCTTTTTCCTTTTCATACAATCGTCCAGCCAGACTTCTGATCTCGTGAAAAGTTGGCGGACTCTCATCAAAACGAAAATCTGTTCCTTTTCTCGCCGTTACGAATTTCTTTGTCAGGCTATCTGGATGTAGTGATCCGTCAGGGCTATTTTTTCTGATGCCAGCACTTATCATAAAGTCTGTTTTACTGGCTAATCTACATTGTTCAATCACGGTGCTAAGGCGTAGGCCAACGGCTTTAAGTTCAAGATCTAAGGGCAGGGAGATCATGGCTCCGGTTTTGCCTTGGTCTATCTGTAATCTGCCATCAACAATCTGGTCAAAGCGCATCAGAGATAAATCCTCACGGCGTTGGCCAGTGACTAGCGCCAGATCCATTGATAGCCCAAACCACGCCGGTAATGTGTCAGCGACCTCACGAATAGCGAGATACTGATCCAGTTCCAGGCGCTCACGTTTCACCACCGGTTTAGCTGAGCGTGTCGGTGTCACTGGATTATTATCTATATGGCCCTCGACAATCGCCTCTCGGAAAATATCAGACAACACTGATCGCATGGTGGCAGCCATAGTTTTTTTGTCCTGCGCCACCCAAAACTCTAGAAACTCGGCAATATGTCGCGTGCTGATTTTAGCTAACACCCTGTTGCCCATCTTTTCGCTGATCATGGCTATTTGTCCCTTGCGAACTTTATAGGTGTTTTCGGCCAATTCCCGGCGCTTATAGATGACGTCATATCGCTTTAGCCATGCTGCCAGTGTGAACTCCTGCGTGCCTTTGAGCTTTTCTAGTAGCGCGACAGGGGTGTAGTTTTGTTCAATGAAATTATTGGCTTCAATGGCTTGGGATATGGCGTCTCGCCGGGCAATTTTGCCGAGAGATAATTCCTTTCCAGTTAGCGGGTTGCGCCAATAGAAAGTTAGTTGAACACGCCTAAAGGTGAGGTTTTTGGGCAAATTAGCGTCATACTTTCCCGGCCTTTTTGCCATAACCCATCTTCTCCAATATTGGCGGTATCGTAGAATGTGAAATGTTCAGCGCTTTCGCCATTCTGTAGCTTTTGGGCTGTATATAAATGGCACCAGGCCGCACGCGATATTGTCTGCCGTGTTTTTCTGCCGCAGGGTAAAAGTTACCGTTTCTGGCCCAGCGTTGGAGTGTTTGAATCGTCGGCTTGTCAGTCGTATAGGTTTCATCACACCATTCGGTTAATGTCATTAATTTAGCCATTGGTCATACCTCGATATGACCGGCCAGCATAGTAACGCGCTGACCGGTTCAGTTTTGATTTTTAAAAATCAGTTAGCGGACGGCTAACGAACGTTCGCCAGTTTCAAACTTGGCACCGGCTATCAATAGGCCCTCATTTAAGGCAGCTTTGATTTCATCGGCTTTTGGGGTGGTGATAATTTGCACCTGAGAAACGGAGTCGACATATTCATCAGGCAACAAATTAACATCAGTTATGACGAGTTTTTTTATCCCTTTTCGGGCAGTGAAGGTATTGGCCGCTGTTTTGATCGAGTCTTTACCGGCCTGAATCATGCATTCCAATATATATTTACGGTAGATTTCAGCCTGATTATCAAAACTTTTCTTGCGTGCACTCATCCGTTTGGCTTCGTTGGCGCATATCTCTGCCTGACCCAGCGTGTTACGAACCAATGCCATCAAGGCATCGAACTTATCTTCCAGCATGCCCTCAATACCAGAGAGAGTATCAGCGACCATTTCGGCGGTGAGTTCATCACCGCTATCGGCCATTTCCTGCAATTTTCGGTAATCAGTGGCTAATGATATGGCGCTTGTGCTCATGCTTTTTCTCCCTCAGTGACAAATTTTGCCAGGCACTCATCTTTGATTTGATTCAAACGGGTTAGACGACCGGTCAGATATTTGACGTGTTCATCATCATGGGATGATTCGGCATTCTTGAGATGAACCCCGATGGTGCGTGTTAGTGAGGTGCTGATTTTTGTCACTTCATTCGCCGTGACTGCTGTTTTCATCGTCTCGGTATTGGCTTTGAATTTGTCGTCTAATTCTTTACGCAGACGAACCACATCATCAGCTTTTGTGCTGGCATTTTTAATACCGAACTCAATATTATTGTCGGCGGTGTATTCAGCATCATCAAACAGCCCCATAAACACATCAGCGCTGAAACCAAGCTGTGCTAATGCTTTGGTTGTGGCGTCCGTTAGGCTTTTCTTGCTGACTTCATCGTCACAAATGAAACCGTTGGTACTCTGATAAATATGCTTGGTATGACCAAAAGCAGGGAAGCGGCCCCGACCTCCTGCGTGTTGGTACCACAGTTCAATCCGCATTGTGTGGTTGGATGTCCGTAGAATGGTGCCATCACCATCACGCATGGGTTTGCGCCCAACTTCACGGTTATTAGCATCATAGACCGGCTCCATAAATGGGATGCCGGGTATAAATTCCTCACTGATAATATCCACGCCCCAGCCGCAACCAAAGGGGCCAAAAATTTCCGTGGCTCTCATTGTCTGATAGGTAGGATTGATGCTGGTCACAGAGCGAATGACTTTGCCATTTTTGGTCGTGTCTTTGCGCTTGGTACGCGCGGGATCGGTGCGCTGTACTGATTTCCAGATACTTAAATTATCCTGAGACTCTTTTGGTAACTTAGAGATATCCTGATCGATCTGTGATGCCCGTTGTTGGAACTCATCTGCGGTAGGATGCGGTGATTCAGGCTCTAGCTGCTCATTGGTATGGGTCTCGGCGTTAATGGTCGCTGTTTCGTCATTAATGGTGCTACTGGCAATGTTTGGTGCATGATTTGGCTGTTCTGTTGCACCTTTTGGCACTTTTGTATCAGTTTTTGGTTTTTCGATTGTGCTGGTATTCGCCGGTGAATCGTTGGCTGCGCCAGTCAAGCCATCAATACTAAATTTCCCCTCACCAACTTTCTCTATCTTTACGTCACCATTTTTGCTTGATGACAATGGGAGGCATTCATTGATATAGGCTTTCAATTTTACTGGGTCGTTATAAATATCCAATTCAGCACCGCGGATCATTGCAAACAGATCATCACGGGAGACAGATAAAATGGTTGGAACAACCCGTAAAGCCATTGACCAGCGTTTCCATGCTTCATCACCTTTTTCTATCTTTTCTTTAGCGCCACGATAAATGGATGATGGCACTTCCCAAACATCATAATCACCGGGGAACAGGGCGCAGGCGACTTCAAGATCGAGAGAGGCGTAATCATGCTTATAATCGCGTTTACGATGACCCGCTGGCGTTGGCGATGAATTGGCTTGTTCATTCGCTTGACTGCCAGGGTGTTCCCGCTCATCCGGACGAGAGTTGATCCACTTTTCAGCAAACTTGTTAACGTCCGGCCATGATTTAAATACCGGAGTGTGGGCCTGAACATCATCAATGAGTTGTGCCAATGTAGTGATGTACATGTGCTTAACTTGTGGTAAGCGTGGCAAGCCATCAATAACTGCACGATATAACGGCTCTGATTCATCATCATTAATTAAATCGTATGCATTAGATAATAGATGGCTATCAACAATTTCAGGCTCTACGCCATATAATAAAACATATGCAATTCTTACGTTAATTGGTAAATCGAAGATGTTTTTAACATTGTCAATTTCATCAGTATTATCAATAACGATAGGTTCAAATTCTTTAGTTTCATCATTCCATTGATTATGCTCCATCCATTCAGTGCTGAATATGGCATTATCTTCAGCATCATCATGTACCGGAGGGCGAGGGGAACCCACACGATCAGCACAAACTTTAGGGGCAAAGAAATTACCACTTGAACCGGGGAATTCCCCTTCTAATAACATGGTGGATTTCATTGTTGCCATTTTTTGATTTTTGGCATCAACAGTAATCGCCATGGCTACAGCACCATTTGCCATAGCTGATTTTTTGGGTAGAAACCCACATACAAATAAGCTCATTGGTCATTCCTCGCTAATTATTTTTAATCTGATAATAACAATCGGTCAGTGCTATTAATTCATCTGTGGGTAATACATGATCTAACGACGTAGAGTCACATTTTTTAATTTGCTCTAAAGCCAGAGAAATTAAATCACGTACATCTACAATGCCGGATTCTATTAGATCTGCAATAGTGCCCATTATCGCGTCTGGACTCGCTCCAACTTCGACTAATGCGGGGGATTTAGCAGCATTAGCGATGACGATAGAATCAGCCAGGATTCTAAGTGTTGTCTTTTGCATAGAGATCTCGCTATAATTTCGGCGTCCAGTGGTGGAAGCCATTGGTCATACCTCGCTAGAGTCGGTTTGGTCGCTGACTCTGCCGTCACCGGGACGTTAAGCCGGTAAGATTGCCCACCTTGTGTGGGCTTTTTTACGTCTGTTTTAATGCCGGTTACGTTTTCGGCGTCGATATATCCACTTTAATGAGCTGAGTTTTACGACCGTTTCACTGGTGTTGGCTGCAATTATTAATGTCTGGATTGAGTGGTTAAATCATCAACAACACTTGATAACAAAGCAGCTAATAATAAGTTACGAACGTTGTTATTACCGAAACTGAAATTGGCCTCAATGACTTCATCTTCGCCAATACCAATATAATGCTGAGCGGCGGCTTTAATTGCACAGCCCATACAGTGATAATCCCCTAAAGTTTCACCACTAGGCAAAACAATAGAAGCCAGCGGTAAATTAGCCTCTTTATTTTTAACGGCATAGCCGATTACTTCATTTTCTGCGGATAACTGAGCAACGTCATTATGAAGTGGTTTAATAGATAATTTAATTTCTTTAAATTTCATTGGTCATACCTCGTTATTGTTGATGAATAATGGCATCGACTGGGTAGCAGTTGCCGTTGAATAACCTATTTTCGAAAATGACTTTTTCACATTCTTGTTGGGTGTCATAAACTTCATAGACAATATCTCTACAAATTTCATGAGCAGGGCATACCGATACAACTAAAGCGAATAATAGTTGCTCCATAAATTTCCTGAATATTAAGGGTTAAATTATCTCGGCAGTTGCTTTCCCACCATCAGTAATTTTTAGATAAATCGATTTGCAATAAGGGCAAGTCGCCAGTGAATCCCAAACTGCGTTATCTATTCCTCTGCGTGTTTCAATTTCTTTATTGCATATTGGGCAGCGAAGAGTGATGAAATTCACCCCCTTGGCTTTAGCTTGTGCAACATATTTACTGTGGTCATCCAATAGCTTTCCCATTGTCTATCCCTTTTTATCTGCTTTCAGATTGTCAGAACTTGCTTACCTAAGCGGCTGTTGTGCCGTTGATGGAATGAATATAAGCAATGCGAATTAAATTGGCAATAGCAATGATGATAAAAATATTGGTAATGATGATTTTTTGTTGATTTTAAAGACAAAAAAGATGAGTAGCCGATCATTGGGTCGGCTATTTGATGGGGATTCTACTGGAGGGAAGCAGATTATTGTTTACGGAGGGCTAGCAATTCTTTGAAAAGACGATCGTAATTATCAACGGTGATGCGAAGATTCGTCAGATGTTGCTCTTTTTCACTTTCAGGCAAGCGTTCAAAAAGTTCTATCAACTCTGAATGTTGAGGTTTTAACATCCGCCAGCCAGCACTCTTCATGCTTTGACCGTCGCTACCCGTACTTCTAACGTAATTCATGGTATCAGCTAATTCAGGTTTAATATCTTCAGGCTTTACCATCAATAGGGATGAGAATTTTAAAATTGTATCTGTATTTAAAGGGATTTTTGCATTCAGATACTGACTTACCGTGGCCTGAGTATTGAAGCCAAGAAAGTCTGCCGCCTTTTCTTGAGTAAGACGTAATTCAATTTTCTTTTTGTCCCATATCTCCTTTAGCCGTTTGGCTGCCAAGAGATCGTCTTCTTTCATTTTTGGTCTCATAACTCGATTTTATTTGCGATACCAATATTAAACAAATCGCATTGCTATTGACTAAAATAATTCGCAATGCCAATATTAAGTTAATCCATAACCTGCCTCAGGAGGCACAATGAAGTTGCATGAATATTTAAAACAAAGTGGCATTACTCAAATTGAGTTTGCAGCCAAAGTGGGCAGTACTCAAAGCTATGTAAGTCAAATCAGCGCAAGCCGTTATGTCCTCAAAGGAAAGGTTGCCCGCCGTTGGTCAGCTGCGACCAACTGGGCTGTAACACCTCATGATTTCAATCCCGAAGACTACCCAAATCCAATTGATGGCATTCCACCAGAGCACCAATGTACTGCACCTGCAGCATAAAGACTGATTTTTAAAAATCAGCTTTTATAAGGAGATAACTGTGAAATTAAAACATGATGCCATTTGCTCTGAGTTGCGGAGCTGGGCAGCAGAAACCAAACAGGAAATTGTAGCAGCAGAGGTGGTGCACGCGTATTTCGCATTGGGCGGTGGTGAGCTTCCACTCACACCAATTGATAGTGAACACGCCACGCACAACAACAAACAGCGCCTGTTCCGTTGGGTTGATAGCGACACAGACAGGTCCAGATCAAAAATTGCTGAACTTATTCCTGCAATTCTTCAAGCATTACCTGGTGAGCGCCGTGCCAGATTGGAAAATCCGAACTCAGTTAATTATTTGGCGGCACAGGCATTGCGAGATTTCTCGCTGGCCATGAGTGCGGTGTTTCTGGGTTGTTCGGATATGTCACAAAAGTTAATTAAAGCGACTGAGGCAATACATGCACTTATCCCGGTAACTCAGCAGCTGATTTCATAGCGAGGTATGACCAATGGCAAGATTTTCCAGAGAACAAGTTGAGCAACAATTATGTGACGAGCTGAAAAGGGCTGGTTATGCAGAGGCTGTGGCAAGAGCTGCAGCTATTCAGGGTGGCAAGCATTATACCGATGCACCGAACTCTACATTTGCCAGTGCTTTGCTTTGGGCCAAGACATACGCCAAGCCTTATAAACGGATGCGCGATAAGCCAGAACATAAAACACCCAAGACGAAGAAGTCATGGAGGGTTCCACATGTCTAAAAAACTGACTTATCGCAATGGTTACCGTTACGGAAATATGCCAATTACAGCAAATATGGCGCGGGTGATTTTACGGCAATTTACCCGTGAAGCCATGCATGGGCAACGGAGAGCATTTAACGCTCTTTTTAATACTAGTCACGCCAAATGTAACGTTATCAGCGTTACAGAGCAGCACTGAATCGGGGTAGGTATGGCATCAAGTTGGATAAAAGTCGAAGTGATTACTCCAGATAAACCGGAGATCTTCCAACTGGCTGAAATCCTGAATGTTGACCCGGATACCGTACTCGGGAAGTTAATCCGTGTTTGGGTCTGGGCTGATCAGCAGACCATCGACGGTAACGCAGATTGTAACGCCGTTAGCGTTACAAGAATTGGCATTGACCGTATCACTTTCATGCCTGGTTTTGCTGATGCACTGCTTGCTGTTGGATGGTTAAAACATGATAGCGGGAAAATGTACTTTCCTCACTTTGACCGTCATAACGGAAAAGGCTCTAAAAAACGGGCAGTTACAAGTAGACGCGTTACAGAATTCAGAGATTCGAAATCAAAACGTAACGTTAAAGATAACGCTGGCAGCGTTACACAAACAGATCAAAAAGCGTTACCAGAGGAAGAGTTAGAGGAAGAGAAAGAACTAAAAGATAAAACCCTATTGTCCCATGGCGAAAAAAACGCCACAGGACTGAGTGAAAATAATTTGCCTTCGAGTCGCGAACTGGAACCCCTGAAAGGCGAGGGCAAAAATAAACGGCATGAATACCCGCCAGAATTCGAGGCGGCTTGGTTGATATATCCCCGTCGGCCGGGAAGCCCTGACAAACACGGTGCTTTCAAAGCCTGGAATGCCAGACGGCGAGACGGTGTAACGGTTGATGCGATGCTGGAGGGGGTGAGGCGCTATGCGGCATTCGTCAAGGCGACGGGCAAAACTGGCACGGAATTTATCAAACAGGCAAAAACATTTTTTGGCCCATCGCAGCATTTCGACGATGAGTGGCAAGTAAGCACAGGAGAAAATCATGTGGAATTCAGATTCAACCAGAGCGACCCACGACCGTACTCTGAGCAATACCTCAGTTGGGAACAACAACAGCGGATCACAGGCATGGAACCTATGGGATCTCATGATCAAAATCTACGCGAACCGCTGGATTGCGAAGAATGGCAATCGCCCGTCAGAACTGTGGGAACGTCAGATTAGCACAATGACCGGTGACCAACTCCAGCGAGTTTGCACCGCATGCATGAAACGCTGTGAATCTGGCAACTCTTGGCCGCCAGATTTTGCCGAGTTTGTCGCTCTTGTTGCTGAACATGGCGGTGGTCATTTGGGCTTAACCGTGACTGATGTTCTCGCCGAGCTTCACCGCTACCGGAATGAATTTTATAAATACAGTTGTGCTGAGGAATTCGACTGGCGCCACCCTGTTTTATATCAAATCTGCTTAGACCTTAAGCAGCTTGGGGTTGAAAAACGGCTAACTGAATCCGGGGAAAAAGCCCAAGCGGCGATTGAACTGGCCAAGTGGGAAAAGCGCACCGCCAGTGGTGTACCCGTTCCACCCATTCGTCGCCAGCTTAAAGCACCGGAAAGACCATCCGGATTAACTCCGGCAATGCAACTTGCAGCAGGAAATAGATATGTCAAATAAACAAGAGGTTACGCAAGTTTCCATCAATCGCGTTGTTATCTGTGATTACTGTGGGAAGGGCGCAAGGCTCGTTACTGGGGTGCAGATTTATCCACATCGAAAAGATCTATCTGGGTTGTTCTTTTGGGCATGTGATCCATGCGGGGCATTTGTAGGCTGTCACAAAAACAGTGATGCGATACCGCTGGGAAGGTTGGCAAATACTGAACTAAGAGCAGCTAAACGCCTCGCCCATGCCGCATTTGACCCCGTATGGCAAGGTGGGGAAATGCACCGTCGCGATGCCTACAGTTGGCTTGCTGAACAGTTAAATATTCATGGTTCAAAGTGTCACATCGGAATGTTTGACGTGCCTATGTGTCGGCAAGTTATTGAGTTGATGAAAAACAGAAAGAAATAAGCGAGGTATGACCAATGGAAATTAACAACTGCAATAGTTTTATCAATGAGCGTCGTCCAGTGATTGACGACAAATGTGATCACTCATCGAGGATCATTGATTCGTGGGGAATTGCAGCTCGAGCACGGTGTCGAGCACCTTATACGCCACCAGTAAAACCGCAAAAAGTAGCAGTGCCTGTCACGGTGGACACAAAATCAAACAAGCTGGGATTAACTAAAAAATTTAATGGTCCTGCATCATCAGCCCTGCGATTAAAAGCCAGCGAACTGGTGGGTGTCATGCTGGGAAAAACGTTAACTTACGCCGGTATTCTTGCCGCACTTGATAACGCTTATCTAGGCCACGGTATCACACTCCGCATGCTACAAATGCGAATGGTCAGCCTTGTGAAGTCGCCTCACGTCAAAATAATTCGCCATGAAAAACCGGTACCGGAATTTACCTTGCACAGTGTTAGTGAATGTTTTTATGCCGATTCGGTATTACGGACAAAAAATCGGAAAAAAGGGGTTTCCGATGCGAACTAACAGAGTCCGAAATGAGTTTGTGTATAAAAAAATCGGAATGAAATATATGCATAGAACATTCCCGACCATGCCGCCAAATACGAAGTTTTTATTTTGGAACTCCGGTGACTATTACGGCCGGAAGTACAGGCGGTATTGCTGTTGAATAGGGCAGAAATAGCTAATAATCATATTTTTTTATATGGCTATATCAACTATTTAGAATGTGAAACTTTACTTAACTGACATTCACATGAAATCGGTTGAATCAGGTCCCCTGTATGGGGTTATTGAGATCATAAAGGTATTAGCTTAATGATTACTATAGAAAACTTGATTCAACACTTACCAACGGATGGTCGAACTGTAATTCATAGTGAAAAAGGTAACATAATAAGTATTGAACAATTAAAACCGGATCAATTTATAGCAACGCTGCCAGCCTTTATCGAGATGGCAGAAAGAGCGGGGTATATCATTACAATCCCTGATATTTAACGGTATAATAACCAAGTCAGCCTGAACAACTGACAACCTAAGTTGTTGTTGTGTCATCACCCTTGGGGGCAAGATGGCACAACTTTCATTTATCAAATCTGGCAATGAGACACTGACACCGGCCACGCCCGATGTTAGAGATTTTCTGCATTATAAAGTCAAGCTGGGGGCTATTCTCACCGCTGATTTTAAGCAGGTCCGCAATCCAAAGTTTCACCGTAAATACTTCTCTTTATTGAATCTGGGGTTTGATTACTGGACACCCTCCGGTGGCACCATTTCGCCTGAAGAAAAGAAACTGGTGCGCGGCTATGTAAACTATTTGGCAGAATATGCCGGTCATAGCGATACGCTGGAAGAATTAGCCCGTCAGTACCTCGATACCCTGGCAGAACAGCGGGCCGACCGTGTAACCCTGCTTAAATCCTTTGATGCATTCCGACGCTGGACAACCATTCAAGCCGGTTACTACGCCATTATTCAAATGCCGGATGGCTCGCAATTTAAAGAGCCTAAATCGATCTCTTTTGCCTCGATGGACGATACCGAATTCTCCGAACTCTACAAAGCCACCCTTGATGTGCTTTGGCAATTTATCTTGAACAAAACCTTTAGTACGCCAGCTGCCGCAGAAAACGCCGCCAGCCAGCTATTAAGTTATGCGTAGGGGGATTTGTGGCTAATTTACGCAAAGAGGCAAGGGGCCGTGAGTGTCAGATAAGAATCCCCGGCATATGCAATGGCAACTCTGAAACCGTGGTTCTGGCTCATTACCGGCTAGCGGGAACCTGTGGCACTGCCATTAAACCACCTGATGAGCAGGGGGCTTGGGGATGCGGTGCATGTCACGACGAGTGTGACCGGCGCACCCGTTTAATTGATAGTGACACCGCCCGTCTGTATCACGCCGAGGGCGTTATGCGCACCCAGTATATTTTACGAAAGGAAGGGAAGTTATGAGAGCCGCACCGCAAAGCCTGCCGCCAGAGCAGGAAAAACCAATGCTGGATATTCAATATCTATTGGAGCTTTGGGGAGCATGGGCCGCCAATGATAATAGCCAGGTAGATTGGCAACCTATTGCCGCAGGCTTTAAGGGGCTGCTCCCCTATACCAATAAATCACGGCCACAGTGCTGTGATGATGACGGCATTATGATTGATGGTTGTGTGGCTCGATTGAAAAAGTATAAACCGGAAGAGTATGAGCTGGTGATTTTGCACTATGTATACGGTGTTTCGCTGCGAATGATAGCGAAAAGACGTAAGTGCTCAGATGGGACAATTAGAAAAGAGATGCAAACGGCGCAGGGGTTTATTGGTGGAATACTATCCATGATATTACTTGGCTAGATGAAATGTATTACATGCTGGCTATTTATTGATTATGTTCTAAGGATATTCACCTCGTTGAACTTTTACCTAAATCACTTAACACTTTCTGAATTGCTGCGAGATAGCCAGGGAGGGGCCATCTCGCAAGCAATATGCCGGAGTCTAAATTATTAGCTAACCAATATGCGAACAATATAGAAGGTTGAGAAAATAAATGCTCAGAATCATATCGACTAATAATTCTGTTTCTAATGTATTTTTTTTCTTCTATCAACTCATGAATTTCATTTTGTATTCCATTTTTTATAAATTCTTTGAACTCATCTAATAGACAATAATTAACATTAATGTCTGTTTTTAAATACTGCTCTCCAACTTTATCACTATAGTAAGATATTAGGAATGTCAAGAAGTCGTTTCTACTCTTATTTTCATTAGCTAAGATATTCATGGTATTACAAAATAACTCATCTGTAGTTTCCATCAATGCCATACTTCTAGCAATTTGTCTTTCTGCTGTTTTTGGAACATTTCCCACGGGCTTATAAACACTATCGTGAACTAGTTCAGCATATGCATGCTGTAATAATGTTCTAACTTGTACTTCACAACATATATCGGTTGTTATCGTTACACCTTTAAATATAATTTCATTCTTTGGCCTAACTTCAAAATGTTTAGATTGATAGTCAAAAAGTTTTGGACTGTTAGCTATATCATGAAGATAATCTTTGGAAACTTTGCAATCCCAGATGTTATTCGATTCGATTATGTCACAAATAGTTATTATATCGACAGATAATAAAACTACAAATCGTACGCCAACTAGATCCGTCATTTGCTCAAGAGGGTTAGTGTAACCTTTTCTGCCGATCTTACCTAAAGCAGAATCGATAGTTTTAACCCTTGGTTTTGCGGGGATTTTTATGAATGCCGATGCTTTTTCAGCTCCAATTGCATCATTTAAAGAGGTGCTAATTTTTTCAGAGATATACTCACCCCAGGCTGTAAAAACAGCCTGTTGTTCAATAAGAAATTCGCGAAACTCATTAGTATTCATCACTCTTGGCTTTTTAGCCGCCCTTTAATCTTTAACGTTGTCGATTCATTGTCGTTTGTCGGGATGATTTCTACAAGTTCTTTTAATTGGTCGGGAGGAACTGATAACCAAACATCATTGGAGAAAATTAACCTATTTCGACGTTTTAGTTTATTCTTAATATAGTCATTATCTTTAGTTACAGTAGAAGTAGGAAATTGAGTTGAAGCCATAAAGGCTATGTACGGAATCTGTAACTCTGGTTTTAAATGTTCTTCCGCAAAATCGGCAGTGCTAAGCGTTGTTTTTTGAGAGCGCATTTCACTTCTTAAAGCTTCATGTAATTCGAATTTATTTTCTTCATCTATATTAGCTGTGTTAATAAATTTTCTTGTGTTTTCAAAAAAATCTTGAGTTAGTTTTTTAGATGATTTGTTGATATCCATACCTAGGAAATGTTGATAAAAATACCCTGCCGCTTTTTTTGTCTCCGTTGATGTCATTAAATGATCAAATAAAAATGCTCTATATGACTCGCTACTATAATTACCATTTTCGTCTGGAGGTAATGAAATTTGCTGGACAATAAATCCTATTTTATAGAATCTTTGAGATGGCGTTAGAAGAAGCTCAGAAATGAACTGCATTGTAACTTGTTCATCACTTTCTGTTGTTGTAAAACCGTCTTGAGTTTCAGCTTTTATTACTGCTAGAAAAGGTAACGCATCATTCCCAACCCGTCCTGAAATTACTGCTAATATTCCTCCAGGAGCGGAGCTACCATACTGGGCTTCTGTTAATTTACTAGCTAGACGTTGAGTTACGCCAATGAATTTAGATTCATCAGATCCAAAAGTTGAAGCTGAAAGATTCAAAAAGGAATCAGATCCAACCCCTGCAATTGACATCTCTACACCATGGGATTTACTCGCTAAAGCATCTGTAATTCTTAATTGGAAAGCATCTAAGGCATTTTGCTCAAAGGTCATAACTTTCTGGCTAATTTTGGGTGCCACCATTTGTTTATCTGGTGAACGCGGAAATATTCGGTGGGCAATTATTTTATCAATCATCAAACCTTCAAACTTAAAATCAACACTAGCCATTGTATTTTCCTTGCCAATTTGTTTTTTTATCCAAACAGAATACGAAATACCTCACGCGTACGCAAAAATGATTGTACTGTGATAAGAGTGGTTACTTAGTCACGTAGCTTACACAATTCAAAAAACCTCGCTTTTTGCGGGGTTTTGTCGTTTTCGCGCCCAAATAATCTGCAATAAGTATGATTATTATGTGATTGTGGCGCATTTTCTTTTTGCTTCACACCCAACCCATCTGGGAGGGGGAGACTATGAAAATGAGCAATATAACAACAGCGGTCTCCTATACCGTGTCGGGTGGTAGTTTCATTTTTTGGGTTAAAGAGCTGATCGCTGGATTCACCCCTGATGAGTGGACGGTGATTGGTGTGCTTGGCTCGTTATTCTTTATGGCCCTGACATTTATGCTTAATGCTGGCGTCAAGATTTGGGATCGCCGCCACGGTTATAAACCGGATGGTGAGTGATGGCCTCGACAAAAAGCAAACTAAGCGCGGCAGTTCTGGCTCTGGTTATGGTTGCAGCACCGGCCACCATAATTCTTGATCAGCTTTTGGATGAGAAAGAGGGTAACCGGCTTGTAGCTTATCCAGATGGAAAGGGGATTTGGACTGTTTGCCGTGGTGCCACAGTAGTTGATGGTAAACCGGTAGTGAAAGGGATGAAGCTGTCAGCGGAGAAATGCGCCGCGGTAAATAAGCTGGAGGCTGACAAGGCCATAAGCTGGGTAAAGAAGAATGTCCGGGTACCGCTGACTGAACCACAGATTGCCGGTATCGCTTCGTTTTGCCCCTATAACATCGGCCCGAGTAAATGTTTCACCTCCACCTTTTACCGCAAACTCAATGCTGCTGACCGCAAAGGCGCATGCGCTGAAATCAAACGCTGGGTTTATGACGGCGGTAAGGATTGCAATATCCGCTCAAATAACTGTTACGGGCAGATAGAACGCCGCGCACAGGAGAGCGAACTGACCTGTTGGGGGCTGGATGAATAAGGCTATTGGATTAGTCATTGCAGTGCTGGTGGTGGTTGTGTCGGCGCAGTTCTTTAACAGTTATCGGCTCTCAAATAAGGTCGAAAAAACGGAAGCGGAGCTGGTGGCCGAGCAAGCAACAAACACGGCACTGGGAAACATCATCGATGCATACCAGGTGAATGAAGCCGCCAACCGTGCAGCCACAACTCGTCAGCTAGAGAACGAAAGGAAACTACGCAATGAAAGTGACGAACGGCTCAAGCGGTTTCTGGCGGCGTCGTCAGATGATAAGTGTGCTATTCAGCGCTTGCCTGACGCTAGCATTAACATCCTGCGCGAGTAAATCGGTACCACGTCCACCAGCTAGTTGTCCCGTATTGCTACCGCCAGAATCAGCATTAACTGAATGCGAGGTACCGGAGTTCGTCGGTACCACTTGGGGCGATAGCGGGTTGTATGCGCTGGCTTTGAAACGTGAGCTGCGAATCTGTAAGGGGCGGTTGGATGAGGTTATTGGCTGGCGACAGGATACGAGGAAGGCAAAGTAAAAGTACCAGTTCAAAAAGCCTATAGCGACTAAGATCGATGCTAAATATGCGCGGCAAGCCTGCAAGGGATACAACGCTCAAGGTCATGAGCATTCGTTTGAGCAACTGCACCAGCGTGGTGGCTTCTGTCATATGTGCGTATTAAGCGATTGGAGGGAGAGGGAAGTAATATTGAACCAAATGATAGATAGTTTTCAGAATGATGTTTAACGATGATAAGTCTTCAATGCTTAATAGTAGTTTGATTATAAATTTCATACGTCACTCCAATATTTAAAGGTGTTTTTTTGATTTATCTATTGTAGTGGGTAAGTGAAAATTTCAATTAAAACAGATATAAATCTCGAGTTTTATCGGGTCTTCGTAGTAATAGTCTTTCTCAGGTGGTTTGATTGTGCCACCGGCTCGGATGGTGCTGGTAAATTCCATGGTAACATTACCTTATGACTACAAAGTGGTGAGGTATAAATGGATAACGAAGATGCTTGGATGTACAAGTTACATGCTGCAAAAGCAGTGCAGGGAATAGAAAGAAATGGGTGTTACTGGTTCAATGGGATGAGGCCATCTTATGGAATCGTTCCTCAACTTCTTAGAGAAGTTGGCTATACGGTAATCACGTTCAATCCTCCTCCTGTCTACGAGTTTGCTGTGTATCTGTCTGACAATTATCCTTCCAATGAAGAATTGGAACAAATCGCGAATTTAAGACAAGAAATGCGCGATGAGGGAGTTGATGAAGATAAGCTCCCTATCTCATTGTAAAACGCTACCGCCTCCGGGTGGTTTGTTACTGCCACTACAAATAGACCTAGTCACTGTAATGGCAACATACAAATTAAACGCATGGGCAGCACTTGATGGATGTAAGTCCTGTCTGTGCACATCCTTCTTTCTTAGCATCCTCAAGAGTGAGGGTGCATGCCTTTTGATATAGACCAGTAGTAAAACCCGCTTTGTCTAAATTGCTTTCCAACGGATTAATACTCTTACATGAGACTCTATGAATTCGAGTAAATCGATCATCATTTTCGCTTCCTTGTGCTTTGGTATTCTTGAGAAAATTAACAACGAATCCATCCGGATGGTCTGCTAACCAATTTTGGTACATTTCTTCACTATTATGCTGAATTTCACTGCGGAAAATTGTAGTGCTCATAATTTTCTCCATATGTAGGTAATCCGGCATGATTATATCGTAGCTATCTTATGACCAAACTAGATTGTGACGAGATCGAATTGGCATGCCGAGATAGCTTGATATCTTTGTGCAAAATAATGGCATTACAGATGGCATTCACTGAGTGCCATTGATAATGCGCAAGCAAAGCCATCAGTAACACCTTCCGCTCACCCTGAGCATGGTTGCTGGTGGTTTTTTTATATAGGAAGGTGGGCGACCGCTGGTAGTTGTAGCTACTAACGGCCATTCATACCCACAGGTAAGGTCATGAGTACGAACCAAGGCCCACTTGCTCTCGAGAGCAGGGTCATAATAGTTGGAACATGCAAAATGACCATAGTAAAAAATCAGAATAAATTAGAGATAGCCTATAAATCACTCAATTCGTTGATTGTTTACGCAAAAAATGCCAGAACACACTCAGCGGAGCAAGTAGATGAAGTTGCGGCGAGTATTAAACAGTTCGGTTGGACAAATCCAATTCTTATTGATGAACGGGGAGAGGTAATCGCGGGTCATGGTCGTTTATTGGCAGCAGAGCAGTGTGGTATTGAACAAGTTCCAACCATCACATTATCTGGGTTAACGGAGTCTGAGAAAAAAGCCTATCGTCTTGCTGACAATAAATTGCCGCTGAATGCCGGATGGGATCAGGATCTCTTAACTTTGGAATTAAATGATTTATTGGCAGAAAATTTTGACCTTGGTCTAACCGGATTTTCGTCTGATGAAATCGATCAAATGTTGAATCTCGATTTTCTGCCTGGTAACGAAGATGATCAGGGAAAGCTCGATCACCTGGACGCCAAACTCTGCCCACACTGCGGGGGTGTTTTATGATAGCACTCACCGTTGATTGGGCGACTCATCAGGCGGCCAGCTTTGCTTGCCTTAACTGGCATTATGCTAAAGCAGTACCAGTGGGAAAATTGGTAAAAGTGGGTGCGTGGGAAGATGGGAAATTTATTGGTGTCGTTATTTTTAGCCGCGGCGCTAATAACCATATCGGGCAGCCATACAGTTTGCAGCAGGATCAAGTTTGCGAACTTACCCGCGTAGCGTTACGCCAGCATATATCCCCGGTTAGTCAGATATTGGCTAAAGCGATTAAATTTCTTGCGGATGTTTGCCCTGGTCTGCGGCTAATCGTCTCCTATGCTGATAAAGACCAAAATCATCATGGCGGGATTTATCAGGCTACCAATTGGATATATGAGGGACTATTTGGCGCAGGAACGGTGGGTGCATTCATTATCAAGGGTAAGAAAACCCACCCGCGCAGTGTTTCTGCCAAGGGGGTAAAACAAAATCTTGAATCAATTCGCCAGCATTTAGATCCCAACGCCCAAGAGTTTAAAACGTCAGGAAAGCATAAATATCTGATGCCCCTCGACAAGAAAATGAAAAAAATCCTGATATCGCGTCATAAACCCTATCCCAAGAGGGCCTGACGATGGATAAGCCGACGCTCGATAAGGTGGAGGCATTGGCAGGGCGTGGATTAACAGAACAGCAGATAGCCGACACACTGGAAATCGACATTGATAATTTAAGGAAAGATAAATCAGCAATCTCGCTTTATCGGCTGGCAGTGCGCCGGGGAAAAGCCAAAGGGATAGCGGATATATCCAATTCTCTGTTTATCAAAGCCAAGAAAGGCGACACGCGAGCCATGATTTTCTTGCTGGAGCATTTAAAACCCAAATGTGAGTAAAAAATGAAAAAGCCGGATTGGGAGGCGATAAAGCGCGAATACTGTGCCGGACAACTTTCAATTCGCGCATTAGCTGAAAAGTACGGTGTCAGTGATACTGCAATACGGAAGAGGGCTAAAGCTGATGAATGGCCTAAGCCCGAAAAGGTTCGCAAAACAGGTTCGCATAATTCCAGTGCGAACCTGCGAACCAAAGATAAAAAATCAATTTCTCCGATTGAAAACCAAACCGATTCAAATTGCTCACCAATTGAAAATCAAATTGAAGAAAGCCGCTCTACCGCCAGTAGATACGGGCTTAACGATATGCAGGCGAAATTCGTCAGTGAGTATTTAATTGATTTGGATAAGACGGCTGCTTATAAACGGGCCGGATATAAATGTGAGGGATTGACTGGTGCTGCCGCTGCCCGTCGGTTGTATCGCCATGTATCGGTAAACAAAGCCATACGCGATGCGATGGAAGCCAGAGAAAAACGGACGCATATCACGCAAGATGCTGTTTTAAATTGGTGGTGGGATATTGCCACGGCCAACGCCAACGAAATTTCAGAGTTTCGCCGTTTATGTTGCCGTCACTGCTGGGGGATTGAAAATAAATACCAGTGGATTAACGAGCAGGAATATCAGGAAGAGTCAGAGAAAAGAACCAATAACGGAAAACCTGCGCCATTGGATGATGGCGGTTACGGTTTTGACAGTACGCTCGATCCTAATCCAGATTGCCCACGTTGTAATGGTGAGGGGCAAGGCAGGGCGCATTTTCATGATTCGCGGGATTTATCGATTTCGGCACGCCGCCTTTATGCCGGTGTTAAGCAAGGCAAGTTTGGCTTAGAAGTCATTACCCGTAATCAGGATGACGCACTAAAAATGGTCGGGCAACATTTGGGTATGCTGAAAAATAAAACTGAAATCAGCGGCCCTGATGGTGGTGCCATTAACCAGGTGAATTACACGCCAGAAGATTATTCGAAAGCCCAGCAGATGTTGGAGGGTAAATTGCCGGGGTTGGATTGAAAAGTTATACATAGCAAAAGAATTTTAGATTTTATTCAAGTAAACTGGCTGCTGAAATTAGGCCATATGGTTCTTTAAGTACAGTCATAATAGGAATATTCACGGAATGAGAAAGGCGTGCATTGATCTTAATTCGACAATGAAAATAGCCACCTTATGTGCTGGTGATCTAGGTGGTGGTAAGTGTCTTCACCATGTTACTGTATCTGTAGATTTATCCTATAATCCAACGGCAGCTGAGTGGAAGACGGCATTAAATGAGTGCATGATAAAAACGAAATACGAAGTTAGTCGAATTCGTGATAAGCGGATGGCTGAGAGTACTGATTAAGAACGGTCCAGACTCAAATATAACGGTGGTGGTATGAAAGGTGCACCAAGAGGTAGCAGAGGGCAGAGGTTTGTGGCCAAGACCGCAAGAAGGTCTCGTAGTTCGGGGTGGGGAGGGAGAGAGCTTGGTGGTTTAGCTGTTATAATTTTTCTAATACTTTTCGTAATTTCTCTCATGCGCTAAATTATCAATATCAAGTTAGAATGTTTATCTTTGATATAAAATGGCTGTTGTGCGAAGTGAAACATTGTTAATGCCCATTTAGTCGAAAGTCATTATGTAGACCACTTGCCTATCTTAAAATAATGCTAACTGATATTAATTATTAGTATGTGTCAATTTTTCCTACCACAATGATGCTGACTTTTTACGCGGAGCAATATTTATGAATTTGAATAATAACCCAACGGAACAAGAACTTTCTGGATTAATCGCGGTATGTGATGATAAGGCTGGGAATCATATTCTTTGGGTTTCAAAAGCCGGTGATGTTGAAATTGCCCTACTAATTAATCAGGGACCTATTGCATTCGAAGAAAGTACGCCCTCAATGGCAATGCGATACGAGACATTCCAACAAGGTAATGATTATGTTGGTAAAGATGCTGCGGGAGATACAACACATGTATCTAGATTGTTTAATGATCTTATAAATGAGTGGGGAAAATATTCAGGCAAAGGCGTAACGTATATTTCTTAAGAAAAAGGATTTTATATGACTCAGAATTGCTATGTAAAGGTCACAAATAATTCCAAAAATGAATTTTACGATGTAGGCCCTATTTATCAATAGTGGTAGTCAGCTCTTTTCTGAATCTGAATGTGCCATAAACTGGATCTATAAACAAATTGGGTTAATCAAAGTTGAGTATCCAGAAGCAAATTTAGTTAAGCATAGATGGTGTTATTTAAAAGATGATTTTACTGGTCCTTTTGCAGATATTAAAGTTGAGATAAGTGATTTCACCTTTGAGATATTTACCTTGGTAGACTATAAATATCATAATGTTATCAGTGAGTTGGTGGATGAAAACCATATCCCACTAGGTTTTAATCTCAGCCATAGTAATCTATCTGAAAATGACTCGTTACTATAATTAGAGAAGAGGGCTGATGAAAGCAGCCTTCTTCTGTTAGAGATACGTTTTACTTCCTTGGTTTACCTGCATCATCACGTTTTTTACGTACTGTACCGTCTTTATTACGATCTCGTGGTTGTTCTCCACCACCGGGTTTAGGGACGTTTACGTTAGGGTTCAGAGGTCTTCTATCCGCCATTATTTTTTCCTTATGTAGCAGTGAAAATGGGCAAAATACCCTCTATTAAAGTGGGTGTTAATTGGTCATATTTCAAGTAATAAATGGTTGTTATTTATTCATCTCGACACTCAATTTTTAAAAAAACATAAAGCAGCCAAACACCAACCCGCAGGATCACCACATGAGCGATATTCTCGAATGGGAAAATCTGGATTTCCCGTCGCGTGTCGCCCTGAAATCCCGATCGGAAAAGTCTTTTCTTAATTTCACCCGTATTTGGTTTGAGCTGTTGCAGAGTGACCGGTTACTGGTGAACTGGCATCATAAAATGATGGCCGCAAAGCTGGATGATTTGGTTAATAACCGACTGCAACCGCGCAACTTGATTGTGAACGTGCCGCCAGGTGGGACTAAAACCGAGTTTATTTCGGTGCATCTGCCAGCCTATATCAATATGTTGGTGCAGACTGGTCAGTTACGGCGCTTTCGAAATCTCAATGTGTCGTTTGCTGACACACTGGTAAAACGCAATAGCCGCCGCACCCGCGATATTATCGCCAGCCCTGAGTATCAATCACTGTGGCCTTGTCGCTTCGGTATTAATCAGGCGGAAGAGTGGGAAATTGTTAATAGTCGGGGCCGGATGGTGGGGCAGACGGTTTCACGCTCCAGTGGTGGGCAATTAACCGGTGGTCGTGCGGGTTTCCCCGGCCCTGATTTTTCCGGTTTTGTTGGGCTGGATGATTACAACAAACCCGAAGATATGTTTTCGGCTACCAAACGGGCCAGCGCTAACCGTATCTTGGTGAACACCATCCGCTCGCGACGCGGTGATAAGAGCAAAGAGCATCCGACACCCTTTGTTTCTATCCAGCAAAGACTTCATACCGACGACGCTACCGGATTTATGCTGTCCGGCAAGATGGGGGTGGATTTTCACCACATCACTATTCCGGCACTGGTCAGTGAAGAATACATCGATGCGTTACCGGAGCCGTGGCGCTCACAATGCTGGTTCTCGGTTAAAAATAGTGAAAGTGTGGTGGTTGGCGGGGTGCGTTATTGGTCTTATTGGCCGGTAAACGAATATGTCGGTGATTTGCTGCGGTTGTGGGAAAGCGACGAATACACTTTCATGTCGCAATATATGCAGCGCCCACGGGCATTGACTGGCGGGTTAATTGATACCGACTGGTTTAAACGCTACACCCATTTACCCCCACTGACTCACCGCGCCGTTTATGTCGATACCAACTCCGGCAAAATTGAAGATTACAACGATTACACCGTCTTTACCTTGGTGGGGATGGGCGTTGACGGCAATCTCTACATTATTGACAGCGTGCGTGGCCGCTGGGACCCGGAGGACTTACTGACCACCGCGCAAGACTTATGGGAGAAATGGCGGCCTTATAACCCGAAACGCCCCGCGCCATTACGCCATATGGGGATTGAGGATAAGCAAGCTGGGCAAGGTCTGATTACCACACTAGTCAAACGTAAAAGTATTCCCATTTTAACTATTCCCCGCGGTTCGGGCCAAAACAAGCTGATCCGCTGCCTGAATACAATTCCGCAAATGAAAACCGGCTGTGTCTATCTTCCGGCACTGATGACTGACGACGGTCAAAAAATTCCGCAGGTTTATTACTGGGATGGCGCGGTGGCTGCATCGACTGATTGGGTGCTGCCTGCACTGACGGAATGCGCTGATTTCTCGGCGGATGACAGCCATAAAAACGACGACATCCTCGATACAATGATGGATTCGATAGAGATCGAATTAATTGCTGGTGGCAGCATCAGTTATGACAAGTGGGTTTAACGATGAGTGAAAAACTGGATTTTGGCGGTAAACCCCGCATTCGCCTGACTGCTGATGGTTTGTCGAATGTGATGACTGGCATGGGTACCGACCGTGACCGGCGCATGTATAGCCGCTTTATGTATGGCGCGATGCAAGATTTTGCTGAGCTAGAGGCCGCTTATACCGAAAACTGGATCGCCCGTTCGATTATTGATATTCCGGTTGATGATGCCACTCGCGAATGGCGCTCATTTCCGTCAGATGATGCTACCGCGCTACGCAATGCTGAAAACCAGTTCAATATTCAGGGGGTCACCCAAGAGTCTTTTAAATGGGCCGGATTGTATGGCGGGGCGGGGGTATTGATGCTGACCGACCAAGACCTGTCTCATGAGATGGAATTAAAGAATATCAAGAAAGGCTCACTTAAGCGTTTGTTGGTGTTGGATCGCATGTTGATCAATGGGCAGCAATACAACGTTTCTAACCCGCTGGCTGAGAACTTTATGCAGCCGGAATATTACCTGGTGAACGGCGGTCAGCAGAAAATCCATTTCAGCCATTTTGTGCGCGCACCGGGTGCGGCCTTGCCGATGCGCTTACGCATGATTAACGGCGGCTGGGATGATAGCCGTTTAAGACGCTGTCTTGAGGATGTGAAAGATGCAGTCGCTGCCAAAGGGGGGATTTCCTCTCTGATTCTCGAAGCCAATATCGACACCATCAGCAAAGAAAATCTGGCCACTGATTTAGCTTCTGGCGATATGGATGAGGCGATAGCCAAACGCTATAACACTTTCGGCATGATGAAATCGCTATTTCGGCTGGCGTTGCTGGATTCCAAAGAAACCCTTGATCGCAAACAAATCTCTTTCGGTGGCTTGGGGGAGGTGTTGGCGGTGCTGATGGAGTGGACGGCGGGCGCATCAGGTATTCCGATGACTCGCATCTTCGGCGTACAGGCCAAAGGTATGGGGGATTCCGGGCAAGGCGACCAGAACAATTATTTCAGTACTATCAAGGGGGATCAGGAAGCGAAATACCGCCCGTTCCTAAAAAAGCTGGATGAGGTGCTGGTACGTTCGACCCTTGGCACCATGCCAAATGGTCTGGATTTTACCTTTGCGCCACTGTCGCAACCGACCGATAGCGAGATATCGGCCCAGCGACTGGCTGATGCACAGGCTGATGATATTCGCCTCCAGCAAAAAGTAGTGTTGCCGTCGCAAGTGGCCCGTAAACTGATGGAGCAAGGGGTTTATGGTATTCAAGAAAATGACATCACCCGACTTGAAGATGATGAGTCAGCCGAGCGACAAGGTGATTATCAATTCCGGCTTGGCAACACTTCAGGCGATGATAAAAACCCAGCCGCCGCGCCGGAGGGCACAACTCAGGCCAGTTAAACTGACAGATGAAACCGAACGTTATTATCGTGCTCAGTTACGTGAAATGGTTCGGATGATGGCCCAGTCGATTGATGAAGTATTAACACCAATTCTGCGCCGTAATTACACCGCTGATAGTTATCTGGTCGATATCATCAAACAGTCAATCAGGCAGGCCGCCGACAAATTTAATAGTTCAGTGATGGGCCGTCAGGCTGACCGATTAGCCCGGCAAGTGGTGAGTCGCGCAGAATCTGAAAGCTCTGTGGCATTTGTTGAGCAAATTAATCGCGCTATCGGTATTGATATGACCTCATTAATGGTCAATGAATCATTAGTAGATTATTTCGATGCCTCGGTCGAAAGCAATGTCGCTCTGATTAAGTCGCTGTCCGCTGATTATTTCGATGATATTCAGCGGGAAGTGATGGACAGCATCATGCGCGGTGACTCGCTCAGCACCATGGTCAGAAATCTCCAGCAAGTGACCGGTGCCAGCTATCAGCGTGCGCATCTTATTTCCCGCGACCAAACCGCTAAAATCCGCAGTGATATTACTCACACTCGGCAGGTCGGCGCGGGAATTAACCGTTTTCGCTGGTCTACCTCGCAAGATGTACGTGTGTCCGGTAATCCCGCCGGTAAATACCCACGGGCCAAAATCAAATGTTTTGAAATTTCCCGTAGCGATGTTGGTTATGGCGCGGGTATTTATCTTTGGTCGCGGGGGGCAGCTTATCACGGCGAAAGCGGATTATTCCCCGGCAGAGCCCATATTGGTTGCCGCTGCCATGCCATTCCCCAAATCAAGGGGCTTGATTACTAACAGGATATATTATGCGGATCACCGTTCGTGACCGCGTGTCCTTTCCCATTAATTCCCAACGAGAAATTACCCCTGAGGGCTATTTAAAAGTCCCCGGGCGGGTTGCTCGCGTCGGTGTGCAGCAATATCTCGCCTCTGAACTGGGATTAAAAGACAGGTCACCCGGTCAAATCGTCAATGTGTACCGGCCACCGACTGAGGTATTTGATCCGGTTAGTCTGGCCAGTTATGACAATAAAGACGTCACCATTGATCATCCTGATGATTTGGTGAATGCCAAAACCTTTAAGCAAGTCACCGCAGGGCATGCTATTTCGCCAGGGCGACAAGATGTCGATGACCCTGATTATGTGGTGGTCGATCTGCTGATTAAAGATCAGTACGCCATTGATGCCATCAACCAAAATAAAGAGGAATTATCCGCCGGTTACACCTCTGAATACCGTTATGCCCCCGGTATCGCGCCCTGCGGTACTGCCTACGAATTTATTCAATGCACCATCACCATCAACCATATCGCACTGTGTGATCAGGCCAGAGCCGGACACCTGGCGCGGTTATTTGACCGTAAACCCAAGGGAGTAACCCCCATGTATAAAGTTGTGCTGGATTCCGGCGTGCGCGTAGAGGTGGCTGACGAAGCGACCCAGCAGCTGATCCAATCATCGATGGATGCGCTAAAAAAACGTGTCAGCGACGCAGAGGAAGGGCAGGAAAAAGCCGAAGCCGCCAAGGATGAAGCTGAACAGAAAAAAGAGGAGGCCGAAGCCAAAGCCGATGCCAAAGATGAAGAAATCGAGGCATTAAAAGAAAAATCGTCTGAGGATGCGATTTCGAAGCGGCTGGCCGATGTGGTGGCAGCGCGTGACTCTGCTATCAAAATTGCCGGTGCAGAATTTAGCTGTGATGCGGTAGACCCGCTGAAAATCAAACGAGCCGCGCTGGACAGTGCCGGGATCAAATGCCGCAAATACCCCTCATGGGATAAAGCGCCGGATGCTTACCTGGCAGCTTATTTCGACGCCGAAGAAGAGCGGCGCGAAAACGAGGACGACGATGATCCGGATGATAAAAATGAGGTTAATGACTCCATCATCAATTTGGGTCGCGATATGAAGAAAGTCAAAACCGGCGATGCACAGACGACTCGTGACAGCGTGCGCCAAAGTTGGCTGGACAAACGTTATGGCAAACAAGCGGAGAATAAATAATGGCGATTGCTCAGAGTGAATTCACCAAATGGCGCGGTAAAGCCTACGAGGGCCAAATTTCAACCACGGATGTCTGTGAAGTGGTCTCGCGGCGAGTGGAAACCAAAATGGTGTCATTTGGTCGGGCGGTGATGCGTGGGGTGGGTGCGCGTTCTTGTGCACCGGTCACGCCGACCACTACCGCCGCCCAGATCATCGGTTTTACCGTGCGCTCAATGGCGGTATTTAGCAACAGCGTGCCGACCAATCCACCAGATTATGAAGTGGGTTATGAGGTCGATCATGTGGCGTCAATACTGCGCCGTGGGCCGATGTTTGCTTTGTGTGTGGATGGTGCTAGCGCCGGTGACACCGTAACTGTGATTACGGCGACAGGTGCGAATCAGGGGCGGTTAACCGCAGGCAGTGCTGGGGTTGGGTTGGATTTTGTCCGCTGGGTTGATGATGTAGTGGCCGGTGAAGTGGGCGAGATTCGCGTTGATGGCATTTTAGCGTCAACCGGCGTTCCTACCCCTGCGCCCGATAGCGGCGAGTAAAATTAAAGGAAAACATGTATGAAACGAAGTGTATTTGACGTCAGCCCAGTATCGGCGCTCTCTTTTCTGGTGCAACAGGCCGCCCATATTGAATCGGAAATTTACCGGCTGGAATATCCGCAGTTTAAGTACAGCACATTGCTGCCGCTGGATAACAGTGCGCCCGACTGGGTAAAAGTGGTGGCGTTCCGCTCGATTGATGCCCGTGGTGAGTTACAGATATTTGGCCCGAACTCGACTGACGTGCCGACGGTGGATATCGCCATGAATCAGGGCTTCCATGAGATCAAAACTGCCGCACTGGGTTACACCTACTCCATTGAGGAAATCGGTTTTGCCATGCTCAATAACGTCAATTTGGATGCGGAGCGTGGTCAGGCGGTACGAGATGTGGTTGAACAAGGTCTGAATAAGATTTATTTGCTCGGTCACAGTGATATTGGTGAGGGACTATATACCAGTTCCAATGTGGGTGTTGAGGCGGCTCCGGCGACCTTGGCCGAGTTGGTGGCTGCTATTCCTACCAAGGGTACCCAACCGATCATTGATTTCTTTGGTGCCGCTTATAACCAGGTGTACCTGAAGAATACCGTCACGGTTCACCGCCCTAATGGTTTTGTTCTGCCCTCGGAACAACATCAATTATTGATGCGCACCTTGCTCTCCACCCATAACGCTTCAAATGTCACCTTGCTGGAATTCCTGCGCACCAACTTCAAAGATATGGATTTTGATGATGATGTCTTGCTGGCTGGAGCCGGTGCAGCGAAGAAAGATCGCCTGATGGTGTACAAAAAAGATATGCGAGTGGTGAAAGGCCACGATGTGATGCCATTGCGCTTCTTGGCTCCAGCCACACCAGACAATGTTAATTTCAAAGTGCCAGCCATTTTGCGTACCGGTGGCACGGAATGGCGTATTCCTAAAGCTGCTCACTATGTGGATGGGGTTTAATCATGTTTGAATTAACTAACTTACACACATCGCCACTGACGGTGACCGATGATGAAACCGGCCAGCGCATCACGATTGCTGTTGGACATTCAGCGGCGGTGAATGGTGATTTTACCCGTCACTTGTTTACTCAGGCAGGCATGATGCGGGCCGAACAATTCGATGCTCCACTTAATGAGCATGCTGATGATAGTGAGCTGGATATCATCGCGGTGCGTGATGAATATGAAACCTTGTTTGGTAAAAAAGCCCCCTCGGCGGCTAAAGCATCAACTTTGCAAAAAGCCATTGATACTAAAAAAGTGGAACTTGCACTGCACGATAATACTGGGACGGAAACCCCACAGGATGATGCCGATAACACTGATAACCCGTCCGCGTGACGGGTTTTTGCTTTAGGGGGCTATGTGGATATTACTGCGCAAATTGTGGCTGACTTTCGCGAGTATTACCCGGAGTTCAGCGATATCACGTTGTGGGCCGAACAAGCAGTTATTCAAGCATTGGAGGAGGGCGACTCGGAAACCGGTCAACGTTGGCTGAAATATCATGCCCGTCCGGCATCAATCAAAAAACGTGGCCTGTTTGCTTTTGCCGCCCACCGGCTGGTAATGCGTAAAAGGGCTATCAGTGGTGATGTTGGGGCGGCTTATGCCATCTCATCAAAATCGGTCGGTGATGAATCCACCTCTTTTGCGGTTCCGGCGGTGACTGCTGACGATCTCAATATCAATGGTGATTTACCACTGACCACCTACGGGGTGGAGTTCCTGCGCTTGCGCCGCCGAGCCGGTACCGGGGCCATGATGGTATGAAACTTCGGGCCGAAGTGCGGGGCGGGATAAAACTGGCGCAGAAATTGCGCCAGATCCATCAACGGGCAACCGCCAAACGTCGGGTGCTGGTGGGACTGCCGGAGGGGACTGGGGTGTATGAAGATGGTGCTCCCATTGTGGTGATTGGTGCGGTACAGGAATTTGGCTCAGCGGATGGGCGTATTCCTGAGCGCTCATTTCTGCGGGTTCCACTGCGGCAAAATCAGGACAACATCAAAAAAGCCTTTCGTGTGCTGACGGCACAGGTCACCCGCGGCGAAATCACGGCATTCCAAATGCTGGATCAGATTGGTCTACGTGCAGTGGGTTATTGCCAGGAAGCGATAGAAGCCGGTATTCAACCGGGCAATGCGGATGCCACGATTGCCGCTAAAGGTTCCGCAACCCCGCTGGTTAACCACGGCACGCTAAAAGGCGCAATCACTCACGTTGTGGAGGATTAATCATGTTCGGTAATGGTCTGGATATGCACGGACATATTGATGCCACCTTTAATTCGCCTATCGAGGGAGGCATTCGGTTAATTCGACCGGTTGCCGGTGACTATAGCGGCCCCGGCGGTATTTGGCAGCAAGGAGAGCCGCAGGTTACCGAATTGCAGAAAGTGAATGTCCAATCAGCAAAATGGAAAGATATTCAAATGCTGATCGGCATGGGTGGCACGGCTAACCCGCAGGATCTGCGTGTGGTGCACATCAACGATGGTGTGCATTATCTTTGGCCCGATGATGAGGGGAAATTTAGCGACTTGCTGGAATTCAGTGATGGGCTGGCAATGCGGCAATGGCGGGTAGTGGCTTGCGATAACCGGCCTTGGCGCAGCTTTTGCCGTGCCTTGGTTGAACGCTACCGAGGTGCGGGCTGATGGAAACCATTGAAGAGATGTATCCGGTATTTCAGCAACTCATTTCACTCGCCGCTGTAGTTCCCCTCGAACGTGTTGTATTAGCCGATCAAGGCCGTAACCCACCAATAGGTAATAGCTTATATGCCACGTATAACCCGGTGCCGGTTCGGGCCTATGGGCAAACGCGGCACAAGCGCGAATTTCTCCCGGCCATCGCTGAAACTGATCCGGCGCTGGGGGAGGACTGGCAAGATCTACAAGAAACAGTCTGTACCTCAATGGAATTTTTGCTGTCGGTGAATTTGCTCAATAGCGGTGCGGCGACCGCCGCTATGCATTTAGCTAACGCTAATTTCCTGACGCCCGTCAGTGATTATCTGTTCCATCACAAAATCGCCTGGCGTTTCTCCAGCAATTTCCGAAATCTCACTGGACTGTTACAAGCCGGACTACAGCCGCGTTATCAGGCTGACATCCATCTATTCATCGAAAAAACCGCATCCTACGCGCTGTTACGCGCCGCAGGGTTTGACATTCAAATTAGAGAAAGAGACAGCTCTTATGGCTTATCCGGTTGATAATATTATCCCCGTCAATCTTATTCTGACGGCGGCAGGGTTGGGCTACGGTGATTTTTCCAGTGCACTTACTTTTGCTGATCCGTCAGATTTAGTTGAAGGCGGCGAGTTTGCTGCAGATTCATTCCGTGACTATGCATCATTGCCAGAACTTGGCGCTGATTTCCAAACTGACAGTTCGATTTATTACATTGCCACCCGCTACTTTGCGCAAATTCCCAAGCCGCCACAAATTACCGTCTGGATGAAAAACGAAGAAAATTCACTGCTGGAAATTGTGAATAGCGCCACTGATCGTATTTGGCGTTATCACTACTTCTTTAAAGCCAGCGATTTAACCAGCAATGACATTATTCTCCAGTTGGCCGATTGGTCTGATGCCAATAGTCATCCGGTCTGGTGGACATTTAGCGCTAACGACATTGCTGACCAGAACAAGATGGAGGATGTGGTATCACTGCTGAAAAGCAAAGGTAACCGCCATGTGTTTGCTGGTTATAAAACCGCTGAATCCGTCACTACTGACCCGACCCAAGCCTATGCCATGGTGCAACTGGCTGCCGCATTCCATAAATTCAGGCCAACAGGGTTAAACACCGCCATTACCGGCGAGTATCAGGTGCTACCGGGTGTGATGGGCGATGATATGGCCACCCGTGCTTACAATGCCTTAAAAGCCAAGAACGCGGTGTTTTTCACCAAAATTGAACTGGCCGGGCAAATTGATAACAGCCGGGTGATCAACAGTAAATCGATGTCGTCCTATGGCGAATTTATTGATGATGTGGTCAATCTGGATGTGTTGAAAAACCATATTCAGGTGGATGGCTACAACTACATTGCCAATGTCGGCACCAAGCGTGCACTGACACCACGCGACTATGACGGGTTGCTGTCTACGATTGCCGCTACCTGCAAACGCTTTTTCAATAACGGGGTGCTCGGTACCGGCTCTTATGTTGATCCGGAAGATGGCGTGACGAAAGTGGCTGATTTTGGTTTTGTCATCCGTTCGCGCCCTGAGGATGTCCTTGCGCTGACCTCCGACCAACGCAAAAAGCGCGTTTACCCATTAACCACCCTGTTAGTGATTTTAGGCCGTGCCGGTCATATCGCTGAAATCAATGCCACCGTGGAGTAATCCCTTATGACCATGCACAGATACGGCGCTGATGGCTCTAACCTCACCGTCTTTGGTATTCCTATTGATGATTTTGGTGATACCGATCCACCGATCACCATTGAAGATTTAGAACCCCGCGCCGCGCTAAAACGCGGTATCGGCGGCACGTCAGTACGGCTGGACAATAAAACTCGCGCCAAACGGTTGACCATCAACCTGATCCCCGGCTCGGTGCAGGCGCGTCAGTTATTGGCGGTGGAAAAATCCGGTATTGATGCCACCTTTACCTTTTCACAGACCGGAACCGATGAACGCTTTGCCGGGTTCGACGGCATTATGACTAATCGTGGCTCAGCCACTCGCGCCGGGAAAAGTGGTGTATCGGATGAACAATTTATTTTTGAATTTGCTGACTCAGAGGAAACCTAATTATGGGGCGTCAAATTGAAGTCGTGATCGGTGCCACCCTTTTTCGCGGGGCAACATCACCGGCCAGAGATCAGGTGGAAATGCTGCAAATCGCGGCTAAGTCTGGTTTGTTACCGGCGATTAATCCCAATGTCACGGCAATGGGGATAGCAGCTAGTTTAGCCTCTGTCGATACGATGAGCTTAAACCGCTTGAAAGAGCTGTGCTTTAACAGCGGTAGCATTGTACGCCAATCCGATAATATCCCGGTGGGCGAAAACCTGTTCCAAGATGAAGCCCATAATTACCTGGTATTGCTTGGGCAGGTACTGCGGGAAAATATCGGCCCTTTTTGGCAACTCAAAAGCGAGGAGGGAAGAAACGCGGAAAACAATCCGCAGCACCCTCCCGCGTAGACTGGTTTTTATGGCGACCTTGCACCGGTGCCGGGCAACACTGCCCGCCACTGGCAAGGTGGTCAGATATGCTGGATGGCACTTACACCATTGATGATGTGCAACTGATGCATGATGTGCTGGATGAGATTGCGGCGGTGGTGGAAAGGGGGCTGGGTGATCGCTAGGTTTTTTTTATTGTGGCGATTGTAAGGGGAGGCAGTTATAGGTCAGTAATGAATAATAAATAGCACAATAAAAAATATGTTTTCATGGCTGTTTAAACGAAGTCTAAAGGCTATGGAGAGGTGTAAACAGCAAGTGTGGGTGGGTATGCGCTAATTTTAGCCATTACTATGGATCTGTGTAATGCCATATTGTGGGGTCGAAATCAACCAAAAGTTGAATAGTTACCTTTAAGGTAATACACTGTCACTCAACAGTTAAAACTGTATTGTACAATACAAAAAAAGGGGGGCCATATGCCGATTAAACTGGTAAATGCCGATAAGGTTAACGAAGTTTTCGCTCATTTGAACGAAAACGAGGATAATCTTGCCCTCTATTCAGTGCTTTCGCGTGGTCAAGAAGTCGAGATAAAAGGTATAACTCTATCTCCTGGCTATAGGATAGTGCGAGTTGACGATCGGCTTAAAGATCGAATAAGTCAAAAGCACTTTGAACTAGCACTGATAAATGACGTATCCGAAGATGTAGCTTATTACAATCGAGTACTTATTCAGCCGGATAATTTCTTAAACTGTCGTCCTGTAACTCAAGTTTTAGTCTGGAGAACTCAGAAACGAGAACACAGAAAAGAACTGCATGAGCTGGCGGGAGTAATATTCTTAAGCTACTTACTAGAAAAATACGATGTTATTGTATCGGATATGAATCAGACTCATGATGGCATGTCATTCTGGCAAGCTCGAATGTATGATGCATTAGCTTACTCATTAAAAGTATATGCATATGATATGCTTACGTGTGAGTTGCATGAGATCAAGACTGATAATGATGTAGGTCGTTATGAGCAATGGCTATGGGGTGACCCAGAACATTATCAAAACAGGCTTGCGATTATATCAAAGCTTAAGCTACCGCAATAAGAACCCGCTCATGCGGGTTTTTGCATTCTGGCTTCCACTAGTTTCAATTATCTCAATTTTAGGCTTTGGGCAAATGTATCAATTCTGGGCTCAGATGAGAAATTTCAACAAAATGGCTCTAGTGAGTCAGGTGAAATAAGAAATGGGATACTTAATGCCACTAAGTAAGTAAAAATCTTGCTTTCATCCCAATACTAACCCGCCACTGCGCGGGTTTTTTTATACCTAAAATATGAGGTTTCCATGTCAGAGACAATTGATTCTCTATTGGTTTCCCTTGGCCTGGAAACAGATGCAAAGAGCTTTCAAACCGCCAATGATGCCGTTAAAGGGATTAAAGACGGTATATTGCAACTGGCCGCCGCAGCCGGTACCGGTGTTGGGTTAAAAGCCCTGACTGCGGATTTATCTGCCTCAGTATTAGAAATGGATCGGCTGAGTAAAATCACCAATTTTACCGTTAAGCAGATTGACGGCCTACGCTATGCGATGCGCAGTCTTGGCCTTAGCCCGGATGCGGCAAATCAGATTGTGCAAAAAATTCCTGATCTGCAACAACGTGCCAGGCAAGGAGAGTTAGGCGATAAAGCTTATTGGAATGGCGCGTTTAACCCGACTGAATTTGCCAATAAAACCGGCATGGACTCGCTCAAATATCTTATTGATGCTTACGGCAAAATGGATAATGACCAGCGGCGAAATTTACGCAGTGGAATTGGCAGCGGTGATAATGATCCTTTTACCCGCTTATTGGAGGGAGGTAGCAAGGGGCTTAATGCTTCACTGAAAAATTTTGAGGAGTTATATAAACCGCTCGATCCCAAGCTCATTGATTCAGCCAACGAGTTTAATAAAGAGATGGCAGATCTGGCGACTAACTTTGACAATCTGGCCCGTTCAATGGGGGGGGACTTGCTGCCAATCATCAATGCGTTATTAGAAAGTATTAATCAGTTTATTAAGGAAAATCCAGAAGTCTCCAAAGCGATTCTGACTGCGGCTGGTCTGGCTGGTACCGCTGGCGCATTAAAATTTGTCGGCGGTATGTTGCCCGGTGGCGGGAAACCACCTGCAGGTGCAGCAGGTGGGCGCGGCTGGCTGTCGCGGCTGTTAGTCAATCCGGTCACTATCGGTGCTGCGGCTGCATTTACGCCGGGCAATATTTTTACCAGTGCCGAAGATGCCAAAGCAATGAGTAATCCCGAGGCTCTCAGGCGTCAGAATTTAGCCAAAAATAAGTTAAATTTACATTCCTCAGAGAGTAAAAGTAAGAATAGTGGGGTTAATGATATCGATGATGTGACGAATATGGTCGATGATTCTATCAATAATCAGAAGCGGGACTTAAAAGCTCCAAGAGATCCCTATGTTAATGAGACGAGCTATCTTAACAATCCGGTTGATGATTCTATCAATAACCAGCGTTGGGATTTAAATACCGTAAATTATCCTAATGGTAATGATACCAACCATCTCAACAATCTGGTTGATGATCCTGTTGTTCGCCAATACTTGGATGTGTTATCCAAGGCCGAGGGAACCGCTGGCTATGCCAATTCGGGGTATAACACGATGTTTGGCGGTGACCAGTTCTATGATGTTAGCGACCATCCACGGCAATTAAAAAACTTCACCCAAACCGACGGTACAAAAAATAAAACCTCCGCTGCAGGGCGCTATCAATTCACCCGCGATTCTTGGGACGATGCAGCTAAATCGCTAAACTTAACGGACTTCTCCCCGCGCAGTCAGGATCTTGCCGCATTGTTTCTCATTCAACGTGCTGGTCAGTTAGAGAATGTAGTGAACGGTAATTTTGCTGAGGCTACCGGAGGACTTGGTAGTGTGTGGGCCTCATTGCCATCATCGAATTACGACCAACCGAAACGCTCATGGGAAGATATTCAGGGCTACAGCGACCGTCAGATTACCCCAGCGCAATCAATCGCCGCATCTGCTCCCCGTGGTGATGTCAGGCTAGAACAACACAATATTATCCATGTTGGCACTGTTGGGGGGGATACGGAATCTATCCGTAACGGGGTGTTACAGGCGACTACCCAACTGGCCCAACAGGCACGAGACATGATGCATACGGAGCATTATTAATGGCTATTACCGGATTATTTACCCGTAACCGTCCGAAAATCGGCAATCTCTATTTTGATGCTTTATTAGAAGAGTCCAGTGAGTTACGCACTGATGTGAGTGAATTTCCGTTGGAAGATGCGAATACCGCTCACGATAACGCCGTAACGCGCGCGCTGGCACTAACCATGATTATCGGTGTGTCCGATAACTGGTTTCGTGAACTGCTGGCCCAGCAAGATAGCAGCATTGCCGGACTACTGGGGGCCGGAGCCAGTATCACTACTGGTATGGCGGCCAGTTTGCTTTCTGGTCGGGCAGCGGCGCTGGCAGGGGTGGCTGCTTCAGTTGGCACCAGTCTGTATTCCGGCAGCTTGGGATCACAATCGCGCTCAACCCGCTCGCAAAATTTACTCGAGCAATTGCGTGAGTTGCAGCGTTCACATACGCCGTTTGAATTAGTGGCCAGCCGGGGGGCCGCCTATAAAAATTGCCTGATCACCAATACCCGTACCCAATTGAAAAAAGAGAATGAGGGTGGGTTGGAGATTGTGGTTGAACTATTGCAGCTCAATATTATTTACGACACGGTCGCTGAAACTAATGACAACTTGCCCTATGGCGATAGTGCTGCCACTCAGGGGCAGCGTGAATATTCATTTGGTGAAGTCTTTGTCGAGGCCACGTAATGAAAATAATTCCGCTAAACAACGGTTACGCCGTGCAGCGTTTCCGCGTGCAATTAAATAATCACTATCTGGTATTTCGTTTGCATTGGCTCACCCGCTTTAATTATTTCTGCGTCGATATCTATGAGCAGGGTGAGCCGCTAGTTTTAGGGCGTGCTTTGCATGTTGGCGTTAATTTACTGGCTGGACTCAATACCGATATTGGCCCGCTGATATTAGCCGGGGAGACCCCGACTATAGCCAATCTTGGTATTAATAATCGTCTGACATGGTACCCCAATAATGAGTAGCTATTTTGGCCGTAATTACTTACTGACCATTACCCCGGTGAGTGGTGATGAGCTTACCTATCAGCCACCATTAGAGATCCGTTTTGCTGTTGATAATACCCCGCAAAATGTTGATGCCACCGCCAGAATCACTCTATATGGCATTTCAGCGCGCACCCGCGCCTTGATCCAGCGCTATGACGACAAAGAAAAACGTTATGGCAACCTGGTATTAAAAGCCGGTTATGGCGACAACATCGGCACGATATTCAGCGGACGGATTCACAATGTCGAAGTGGTCAAAGAGGGGGTAAATACCTGCCTGCGGTTATATTGCCGCACGATGGGGCTGGCATGGAATACCGCCAGTTTTAAAGTATGGGGAGTCAATACTCCCGCCATAAAAATGCTGAAAGATGTCGCAGGTGAGTTTGGCCTTGATGTTGAAGTGATTGGTGATTTTTCAGATCTTCCCCGTTTTGCCTTTTCCTATAATGCCGGTGGTCGACTGTGCCGCGATATTTTGAATGCCTTACGGGAGGACTGGAAATATTACTGGATGCTAACGCCAACACGCGTTTTATTGGGTAGAGAAGGAGCAGCAAGAAAAGGGGTAACCCACGATATAACCGCTCAGAACGGCATGGAAAGTGTGCCTCGCTGGTATCTCAGCACCATGGAAATTGACGTCAAAATGAATTATCAGATTCAGCCGGCCGATGTGATTAATGTTACGTCGAGTTTTTGGACGATTAATTTCAGCGGCATGTATAACACCGACCTCAATAATCTGGCGAATATTCAACAACAGACCGGCCAGTTTAATGTGCTGCGTACCTACCACGAAGGCACCTTATGGGGTGATACGTGGAAAACTACGCTGATCAGTCAATGGAGAATGCCCTGAGGTAATGATGATTGAGAGCAACCCGCTGTATAGCACCATGATGCTGCTCAAGCGCGATATGGTGCGTGACCTGATGATCGGCATGCCCGGTAAAGTCATTAGTTATAACGCCGATTTGCAACGCGCAGTGGTGGAGTGCGGCATTCAACGTCATATCGGTGACGGCCAATTTAAGACACTCCCCGTTATCGAACATGTGCCGGTGCAATTTTCTGGTAGTGCCGAATGGACGGTTTTTCATGAATTGCCGCCAGGTACCGAGGGCTATATTCATTTTAGCCAACGTTCTATCGACAATTGGCTCAGTCAGGGCGGGCCGGTAGCACCACTGGATGCACGGATGTTTAATCCGTCCGATGCTTTCTTTGCCCCTGGCTATCGCTCACAACAAACCGCGATTGCGGGCTTGCCGACCGAGGGAATTGGTTTAAGTAACAAAAGTGGCGGGGTGCGTATTCACCTCACTGATAGTGGAATGACTTTGACTGCTGGCAGTACTACATTGGCGCTTACCGAATCTGGCATGAGCTATAGCGGCCCAGAGTTTACCAATGATGGGCAAACCACCCTTAATGGCCGCACTAAGGTTACCCAAGGTGGCTTGGCGATTGGCGAGCTGGAAGTTGGCGACCACGATCACGGCGGCGTACAACACGGCAATGATCGCACTGATGGGCCGCAATAACCTCATTATCCTGATTGAATCCTACCTATTATCGCCCTGGCTTATGCTGGGGCTTTTTGTTTCCGGAGGCACTGTGATCCGCAATTTCCAAGATGGCGACATTGTTACCCACGGCAGCCAGTTTGCTAACAGTAAAGAAGAAACCCGGCAAGCCATTATCTGTTGTCTGCGGTTATTTCTTGGCGAGTATTTTCTTGATGCCACGGAGGGAACACCGTGGTTCCAAAGCATATTGGGCAAAACCTCACGCGATATTGCCGAAGCCAATATTAAACAGCGCTTATTAGCGGCCAAAGGCGTGCTGACTATTAACCGCTTTGAAATGGATCTCGATATGAAGAATCGCAAAATTACGATATTTGCCGCGGTGATTGATATTAATAACGATGCATTTGATTTTTTGTTCACTGAGGATCTTGTCTGATGGCAATCATTAATCGTGACGGAGCCAGCGGTACCACACTGAGTGAATATCTGGATACTATGCGCCAGCGCTATCTTGCTATTGATGATGGCTGGAATATTAATCCAGAATCACCAGATGGTCTGGCAATAGCGGTCTGGTGTGAGGCATTAGCCAATCTGGATGAAGCAGTTATTAATGCCTATCACGCCGCTGATCCCAATTCAGCAATTGACCAGCAATTAGACCGCATTGCCGCATTTGCCGGAATCAAGCGCAAAAGCGCGACCTATTCAACGGCTACCGTTAATTTTCACGGTATCGCTTTTACTCCGATTAATGCTGGGACACTAATCAGAAATAGGGCGACTAATACCTTATGGGCGACCGATGGTGATGTTGTTACTGACGCGGCAGGGAATGCGACAGTGAATGCCACTTGTACGCTGGCAGGTGCGCAGGGGGCCAATAGTAATAATCTAACCATTATCGCCACACCGATCGGCGGCATTACGGCGGTGACAAATAACACTGCAGCTTCAATGGGGTTGGATAAAGAAACCAATAACGCATTTCGCATTCGGCGCAATGAATCAGTGGCACTACCTGGCTCTAACCAGATTGATAATATTTATGCTGCGCTGGTGAATATTGATGATGTTAAACGAGCACGGATTTATGAAAACTTTGAGGATCAAGCCGACGAGAATGGGGTGCTCGGTCACTCAATGGCGATATTTGTTGATGGCGGTAGCATCGAGGATGTTATTAACAGCATTGCCATCAATAAAAGCCCCGGCTGTGGGTTAAACCGTTATAACACTTTCCCCAATAAAATCTCGTTAGATACTGTTACCCCAAAAGGTAACCCGATCACCGTAACCTTTTTTCGCCCCCAACTAATACCGGTTTATGTACGGGTAGAGATCGCCAGTAATAGCGAATTTATTGACGAAGAGATAAAACAGGCGATTGTCGATTACAGCATTACCGGCTTTGATCAAACCAATGGTTTTTCTAAGTTGGGCTTTAAAATTGGTGAAAGTATTGGGGCTGGTCGCTTATTTACCCCGGTCAATTATTTGGTGGCCGGTAATGGTTTTGTGAATGATATCACTGTAGGTACCTCTGTTAATGAGGTCAACAAAAGTGCGGTGAGGATTGAATTTAACCAATTAGGCATATTGAGTGCTGAGAATATCGAGGTGGTCTATGTATAACCACCGTAAAAAAGCGCTATCACGGATTTACCTACAATATAAAAACGCGCCGAAATTAGTGGAGTGGATAGATACCTTACCGGATATCATCCAATCCTCTCTTGAGGAGCAGATCAACAAAATCAATAATCTGCTGGATATAGATAATGCTGAGGGTGACCAGCTGGATATTTGTGGCCGTATTGCTGGATTTACTGGGCGGCCACTTATCCGTAGTGATTACTTATCCATATTTGCTTATAACGGTACCGGCGGCGCACAGTCTTATAATGTCGCGCCGTATAAAGCCCCCCATGAACAAATCGGCAAAGTTCCGGTGTCGGATTATCTCTATCGCGTATTAATCAAAGCCAAGATCCAGAAAAACAACACCAACGCCACCTTGGATGAAATCAAAACTGCGGTTGATTACATTCTGGATGTCAATTCTACCATCATTGATGGGCAGGATATGACCATGAAAACTATCTGGGTCGATAAGCAGATCCCTGCCAATATCTTAGTGCTTATTCAACTATTTGATTTAATCCCCAGACCACAAGGCGTCAAAGCCAGCTTGATTCGCTTTAACCATCATCCCTTTGCCTATAAAGGCACATTCGACGCCCAGCCATACGGCGAGGGCGCTTATATCTAATTGGAGCCAATATATGGCAAGAAAAGACAGCTTTAATCAGCCGTGGGCCAGTGTGCCCGCGCAATTTGAACGCCCCGGCGATGGTCTGATTGCTCGTGGTTGGGCTGGGGGCGCATCAGAAGATCCTCCAGAAGCAAAATGGGAAAACTGGTGGCATAACCGGGTAGATTTAGCCTTACAGGAATTGCAAAACCTTGGGCAGTTAATTTGGTTTGTTGATGCCCCATACAAGGCGGGTGCGAGGGTCAATTATGGCGGCAATAGCTTTATCGCATTATCAAATAATACCGGCGTGGAGCCAACCGGATTATTAGATGTTGGGGTATGGCGTAAAGAGAGTACAAAAACATATCTACAAACTGCCAACAACTTAAGTGAAATCAAAGCGGCAGGCCCCGCAGCCGTTGCACAAGCTATCGACAACCTCGGGTTAAAGGATACCGCCGCCACTGCTGCTGGTGCGCTTCAGAAAACGCAAAATCTAAATGATGTTGCGAATAAAACAACAGCACTGGCCAACCTTGGTGCATTACCGGCAAATGGCACTGCTGTATCAGCGACAAAGCTTGCAACTGCCCGCACTATTGCAGGTAAGTCGTTTGACGGAACCGCGAATATATCAATTGGAGCGGCGGATGTTGGGGCGTTACCGTCTGGCGGCACTGCGGTTGCAGCGACAAAACTTGCCACATCAAGAACCATTGCCGGTAAGTCGTTTGATGGCACAGCGAATATCTCAATAGCTGCTGATGATGTGGGGGCATTACCACTAACGGGGGGCGCATTATCTGGGTCGCTAACAGTCAACGGCACACATGACGCTCCGTTGGGGCCGGGCGGATTTAGAAGCTGTCTTATGACCCCTGTGAATGGCGGTATGACGAATCCCGGAGGCACGGGTATTGGATTACATTCAAGCGGGGTTATTTATTTCTGGAATGACAACGCGGGGTACGCCGCGAGTTTGAGCTCCACTGAGTTCCGAGTAAATCGTAGTTTTTCAGCGGGGGCTATAACGGGTTCTACTGTTACATCTACAGGTAAAGTTTCTGTGGGCAATGGCAGCGCATCTCTTGAGACTGATGGCAATATTAACGGAACCGTGTGGGGTGGCGGTTTGCTATCTAATTATATCAACGCTATGCGCAGCACTTCATCCCTTGCAGCTAACGGGTGGTGGCGCGATCCTGTATCAAAAATGATTATTCAGTGGTGTACCGGCCCCGGCGTTGTAAATGAAACAAAGAACGTGGTGACTAACTTCCCAATCCCTTTCCCGTCCGCGTGTTTGATTGCGAATGTATCAACAAAAAACCCAGCCCAAGATACAAATAGTGATTTATTTTTTCAAGTTGCAAGCTGGGATAAAAATTCCGCAGTGTGCATATTGCAAATGCCAGGGAGCGCAACATCCGGTGCAGCTCTTTACCCGATCGTCATTGCGATCGGTTTTTAATTGGAGGTAACTATGTATCATTTTTCAGCTACAACTCTGAGTTTTTACCCCGCAGAGCTATTAGATGTTTATGCCGAAGCTGGGACATTACCGGATGATTTGATAGAGATTGGCGATGATATTTATGCGCAATTTGCCAATGAAGCCCCTGTGGGGAAAATGCGTGGTGCGGATCAAAAGGGAAAACCGGTGTGGGTGAATGTTCCTGTGCCTACTGTCACCGCTGATGATATTGCAGCAACAGCCCGCAGCTATCGTGATGCATTTATCAAAGCTACAGACTCAATGATGGTCGGTGACTATTCAATTGATGATAATCCGCTGACGGATGCGCAGCGCAGTGAGTTAATTGTCATTCGTGCCTCTTATCGCTCGTGGCCAACATTGACCAACTGGCCATTAATCGAGTTGCCGGAGTTGCCATAG